AGGCACAGCGGGACGTTCTTGCAGACCCTATGAGCACCGAAAGCGAGCGCGACACTGCGCGAAATGTCATTGCGGCACTGGAAGCGCGGAAAGCTGCATACCTGAAAGCTTACGGCGAGGGCGGCGAGGTCGAACGGACGGCGCAGGGCATCTACTCTGTTGCCGACAAACTGTCCGACAGCGGTACAAGAGACATTGAGCGCGCCAAGAAAGATCTCGGCGCAGCGGGCCGCCTTGCCGTGGATGTCGGTGTTGCAGGCGCGCAGATGGGCGCAGACGCAGCGCTGGGCCTGCTGACAGGCGGCAGCGCGCTCCCGGCGATGTTTGTACGCAGCACGGGCGGCAGCGCGCAGGAAGCCCGCCGCGCGGGCGCGACGCATCAGCAGCAGGTCAACTATGGCTTTGCGTCCGGCGCGCTGAGCGTGGCAACGGAGAAGATCGGCAACGCGGCAGCACCGTTCAAGAAAATGTTCGGCAAGGGCTTCTTAGATGGCGTCATCGAGCGCACGATGTCTGGGCTCAATAACAGCGCGGCGGGCAAGATCGCGCTGTCGTTCCTTGAAGAGGGCGGCGAGGAGGCCATCGAAGACCTCATTCAGCCTGCCTTGCAGATTATCTATAACGGCAAGACGCTCGGCGGGAGCTATAGCGAGCTGGAAGCATCGGAAATTCTGAACGACTTCCTCGTCGGCGGCATCCTCGGTGGGCTCGGCGGTGGCGTGGAGGCCATCGGCAACCGAGGTGGGCGCTATTATGACAGTCGTGCCGAGCTGCCGAAGACGCAGGCAGAGACGCGCAGCGACGCGGAGATCGTGAACGGTATTGCTGACCGGCTCTTTGCGCGCTACGACAGCATGATCGGTGAGAGCGGGCGCAAGACGATTCGCGGCTCGTACCAGGAGGGCAAGGACGCGGCGGAGCACGTGAAGGACTTTATCCCTGCCTACAATGCGGGCGTAGAGGGCAAGGCGAACCCGAACCCGACGAATGAGACGGCCTACGCGGGCTATATTGCCGGACAGAACGACGCAAAGAAATCGGCAGGAACGGGCGAGCACATCGACAGCCGCACGAAGGAAAATGTATCGAGCAGAAATGTAAACGCTTTCCAGTTTGACCACCCCGAGCTGCACGGTTATTACAGTACGGCGGCAGAGCAGATCGCCGGTATCGCTGATATAAGCCTTTCGCGCGGACAGCAGAAGGGCGCGCGGCAGCGGACGGCAAACGGATACCAGAGAAACAATCAGATATTCGAGACCCCCGCCATGCGCAAGGCGATGAACGAGGGCCTGACGCGCACGCAAATCATTGATGCAGCGCAGCGCATCATCAACGATAATGGACAGGAGAATGTCAAAGCGGCGAAAACGCTCGAGATCGTTCTTGACGACATGCTGACGAATGGGTACACTGCTGTTGATGGAACGGCGGTTGCCCCCAATACGGATTATATTGCAGCAAAGCAGCAGATCGCAGGCGCAGAGGTGCAGGCGACCGGCTTTGACAAGTATGTAACTGACAACCGCCTTGCCCTCGAGACAGGAGATGTGACAATGGATGAGCTGCGCACAGAATATGCGCAGCAGGAAGGAGCCGAACATGGAGAAGCAGTACATTTACGCAACGGCAGCGAACGGGATAACGGTGCGGATCCCCGCGGAGAAGTACGAGGCGTGGAAGAAGGCGCAGGACGAAATCCGGGCCGGAAGGAAGGGCGACACTTCGCAGACAGCGAAGCAGCTTCGCTCGATTATGGAGAAAAAGTAAGCACTGCGAGCTTCGGCATCGGCAGAGGCGCATTCAATGACAGCGTTTATCTTGTGAAGAACGAGACGGCGGAAATGCGCAAGGCGAAGGACCTCGCCAAAGAGCGCGGCCTGCGCGTGACGTTTTTTGCCGGAAATAATCTGACGTTCCGTGACAAGAGCGGGAAAACGTTCCAGGTGCGCGGCTACGTTTCAGGTGACCGCGTATTTATCCGTGCGGATCATCCGGAATTTACGTCGTACCAGATCATGCGGCATGAGGCCGGACATGATATGATCGCAAAGGGCGAAGTCGATTTGAACGAGGTACGCACGCGCATCGATAAGACCTTTACCGGCGGTGAGGTTGACTCCCTCTGCACGGCGTATGCAGACGCTTATGCCGGCACCGAAATGACGGCGCAGGAAATTTGGGAAGAGGTGGTTTGCGACAGCCTCGGCGATATGAACATTTTCGCCGACAGTGAGATCAGCGATGCGGCAGCGTTTCTTCTTGCACATATCAAGGTGGAGAGCGAAACCGTTGCGCAGGAAAGCACGCGTGCGCCGCCAAGCAAAATAAATGGCAGGGCGAGCATTGAAGAAGCTGCCGATGGCAAAAAATATGTCCGCGCCGACAGACAGGTCATTTTTGGAAATGACCCGCAGAGTTGGAGCGAACAACTGGAAGACTATATTAACGGGAAAATCCGCCGTGGACAAGACGTTAAGCTTATCGGCGCGGATGGCGACGAATTGGTCCTGACTGCGACCTCGGCAGGGAAACTGAGCGACAACCACACCAGCGATGGGCGTACTATGAGCGAGGCGGCATTTGAGCGAAAAGTAAATGCAGCATCGCATATTGACGAGTTGGCGCAGGTTTCTGTCAAGGGGGACAGGAACGTTGTAGATCATAACAGTCGACATGGAGACATGGCAAGTAGCGGTTGGAATTATCGCACGGCGTTTTTCAAAGACTTTGACGGGAAATATTACAAGGTTACGATATCGACGGCGCAGAGCGCAGACGGTAAGATGATCTATAATATTGGGCAGATGCAAGAAAGAAGCATCCCCCAAATTAACGGCTCTTCCACTGCGAACAGCGGCGCTCTGCGAGGGGATGCTCTTGAGTATAGTCTATCTCGCGACACGCAAAATGTCAAGTCGAAGTTCAGTATGGAGACACCGGTTGAAGAGACAAAAACCCTCGTCGCCATGCACAATATGACCGAGGAAAAGCTACGACGCACGCTCGACATCGGCGCGTGGCCGTCGCCTTCCATCGCCGTCGTGAAGGCAAAAGAGGGGCACGCCAACTACGGCGAATACTCCGCCATCTTCCCGCGCGGGACCATTGATCCGCAAGCGGACAGCAGGAACAAGGTCTACGGCGGCGACGCATGGACGCCGACGCACGATAACGCCCTGGTGGAGCGCGAGGTGAACTACGAGGCGCGGCGGGCGTTCGATGAGAACATCAAGAACCTGTCCAGCCAGTTTGCGGGCGGCGTTTTCCAAGGCAGCGGCACGCTGGGCAAGATCGGATTGGAGAATGAGACCAGATGGGAGCCGGAAGAGATCGCCGACAAGCTGGCGAACCATCCGGAGGTGCAGGCGGCATTCCTTCAGAGCGAGGGCAAGAGCCTTGAACCGGTGTACCGTGACAAGCAGTTCGACCGTTTCTTCAGCAACGCGACCATTCAGCGGTACCTCGACGCGGTGGGCGAACAGGAAGTGGCGCGGCTGGCGGTGAAGCTGATGACCGGCGAGCGCCTGACGGCGGAAGAGATGAAACCGGCGGAACAGGCCATCCGGGAGGTCTACGCAGAGGAACACGCCAACTTCCTGAACCGCAGACCGGAATCCAAGGAGAAGCGCATCGACTACTACATGAAGAACAACGTGTTCCCTAACCGGGTGGAGGACTTCATCCGGAGCACGCAGGAGTTCTATGAGAGCGGCGGAAGCGCGGGCGAGATCGACAAGGAAGCCACGGCGGCCAAGATGATGGAGATGATCGCACCGGGCGGAAGCTGGAACGATGCGCTGCAGACGGTGAAAGACTGGGTGCAGCCGCAGCTGGAAGGACTGCTGGGCGATCGGGGCATCTACAACGGCATGGACGCAGTGACCGACAGCGGCAGACGCAGCTTTACGCAGACGCACTGGGAATACACGGCGGAGAACATCGTGAAGGCCATGAACATGGCGGCAGCCAAGGGCGCGAACATGTACGGCGTGACCCCGGAGACGCTGGCAGCAACGGCCACACGGGAATACCGGAACGTGGACGAGATGCACGCGGACGAGGCGCGGCTGCGCACGGTGAGCGAAGAGGAACACGAGAAGGCGCTGCGAGACCTCGGCATCTACCTTGACCGTGTGGTGAACGATCTGATGCTCACCACGATGCACAAGTACGACAACAGCTTCGAGGAGGAACAAAACCTGAGCGGCATTATCGCAGAAGCGGCCAAGGGGAAGAAAACCGTGGCGGCGGTGAAGGCGGCGTTCCGCAAGGAAGGCTATGCCATATCCGACGGGCACGCCAAGAGCATCCTGGCACTCATTGACCGCGCAGCCAATATCCCGACGGGGTACTACGAGGCGAAGCCCCAGCGCGTCGTCGGCTTTGATGAGGCACTTGCCGTTATCGCGCCGGACGATGCACCCGTCGACCTGTTAAGCGAGATGCGCAATGCGGGCATGAATGTTGTGGAGTACAAGGCAGGCGACGATGCAGACCGCCTCGCCAAGGTCAACGGCGTGAATGACGCGCAATTCTCCCGTGAGATTCCCGAGGAGAACTACGAAGCGTTGAAAGAGAAGTACGGATATATCCCGGCGGGCGAGCGTGCATACCGCGAAGTGCAGGTACCGAAGAAGACGGCGGATGACAAATACGTCAGCCGCACGATCCGCACGGTGCTGGAAGCAAAGGCAACGCCGGACGCAATGGTGCCGACGCTGGAACGAATGGTGGCAAAAGGAGATTTCTCCTACGACCGCTATACGGACAAGCAGGCCATTAGTGACGCAGAAAGCCGCATCAAAACCGAAGGTTGGCAAAAGACCTTGAATAAATGGAAAAATTCCACCAAAGAGGGAATCAGCAAGGAGAATACGGCGATTGGCTGGGCGCTCTACAACAATGCAGCAAACAGCGGTGATGTGGAGACAGCTATCGATGTGCTCGACACCATCGTAAAGCGCCAGAGAAATGCGGCGCAGGCGTTGCAGGCAACGCGGCTGCTCAAGCAGCAGGACCCCAGTACGCAGCTTTATGCGGCGCAGCGCAGCGTGGAGAACTTGACAGAAGATCTCAAAAAGCAGTACGGGGAAAAGGCCCCTGATCTGAAGATTGACCGTGACCTCGCTGAGAAGTTCCTGAACGCAAAGGACGACGATGCGCGCACCGAGGCAATGAAGGAAATCTATCGTGATATCGGCAGACAGATGCCGAGCCGCTTCATTGACAAATGGAACGCTTGGCGCTACCTTTCGATGCTTGGTAATCCACGTACGCATGTGCGTAACATCGTTGGCAACGTAGGATTTGTTCCTGCTGTCACGGTAAAGAACGTCATCGGCGCAGGCATTGAGAGCGCTGCGAACGCGGTGAGCGGCGGCAAAGTCGGACGCACGAAGGCAATCCTGACGACGAAGGACGCAGGGCTTATCAAGGCGGCATGGAGTGACTATGCCAACATTCGCGAGCAGGCGCTTGGCAGCGGCAAGTACAATGATAATGTCAATGTGCGACAGGAAATCGAGGAAGGGCGCACGATCTTCAAACCGAAGCTGCTGGAAGCGATGCGCAAATTCAACAGCACGGCGCTGGATGCGGAAGACGCATGGTTCTCCAAGCCACATTACGCGGCGGCGCTAGCGCAATTCTGCAAAGCAAATGGCATTACCGCGGAGCAGGTCGCTGGCGGGAAAGGCATTGAAGCGGCACGCGAATACGCGATCAGAGAGGCGCAGAAAGCAACCTATCGAGACACCAATGCGTTTTCACAGATGATCTCCGATCTCGGCAGATACCGCGGGGATAACAAGATGAAACGCCTCGGAAGCACCCTCGCCGAAGGAATCCTGCCGTTCCGCAAGACACCAGCCAACATTCTGGTGCGCGGCGTGGAATACAGCCCTATTGGTTTCCTCAAAAGCATAAGCTATGACCTTGTGCAGGTGCAGAAGGGTAATATGCAGGCGACCGAAATGATCGACCGGGCCGCCGCTGGGCTGACCGGCACGGGGCTGATGATGCTCGGCCTTTATATGGCGAAAGAGGGCATTCTTCGCGGCAGCGGCGGTGATGACGAGAAGAAGAAAAAGTTCGACGAGCTGCAAGGACATCAGGAATACGCACTGGAGCTGCCAAATGGCACGAGTATTACGCTGGATTGGCTTGCGCCGGAAGCACTTCCGTTTTTCGTCGGGGCAAACCTTTACGAGCAGATGCAGGCAAACAACGGGTACCTCACTATGAGTGATATGCTTCAGGCAGCAAGCAACGTGACGGACCCGCTTCTTTCCATGAGCTGTCTGCAAAGCCTGAACGACGTTTTTGACGCGGTGGGGTATGCGTCCTCTGGAAACACAAACGCACTAACCAGTGCGGTAGCAAGCGCGGCGACGAGTTATTTGACGCAGGGTATCCCGACGGTCTTCGGGCAGGCGGAGCGCACGGGCGAAAGCACACGCATGACGACCTATACGGATAAGAACAAATTCCTGACGCCGGATATGCAATATGCGCTCGGCAAGGCCAGCGCGCGTATTCCGGGCGTTGACTACGGGCAGATTCCCTTTATCGACGCATGGGGGCGCACGGAAAACTCCGGAGGCGTGGCCGCGCGGGCATTTAACAATTTTGCGAATCCCGCGTATACCTCGAAGGTAAGCGGCAGCAAAATGGAAGATGAATTGAGCCGCCTGTATGAGGCGACCGGTGAGACCAAAGTCCTGCCGCAGCGCGCACCGAAATCTTTCACCGTGAATAAGGAAAACAAACAGTTGACCGGCGAGGAATACGTCAAGTACGCCACAAAGCGCGGGCAGACTTCCCATAAGATCGCCAGCGAGCTCACGGGACTTGCGAGCTATAAGTCCATGAGCGACGGCGATAAGGCAGATGCCGTTGCGAAAGCCTACGAATATGCCAACGTCGTCGGGAAAATGAGCGTGAGCAGCTATCAACCGGACGGTTGGGTAGCAAAGGCTGTAGAGACCGTCAAAAAAACGGGCGTTTCAGAAGCCCAGTATATTGTGCTCTATCTGGCGAAAGGCGGGATCGAAAGCCTGAAGGACAAAAACGGGGATACCATCAGCAACAGTGAAGGCTTACAGATCATGGAGCTTGTTTATCAGCAGAAGGGGCTTTCCGATGAACAGCGTGCAGCCCTCTTTGAGGACTTCGGCGTCGGAAAGAGCATTCGCCATTGGAACCGCGCGCGGGTGGACGAGCAACTTGCAATCGCACGGAAGAAAGCGGCGTAAAGAAAAAGAACCTGTCGGATGCCCGGCAGGTTCTTTTGCCCCGTGGTGAATTTTCGAAGGTGGCATGATAGGCTCAATGGAGAACACCATAAAAATAAGGGGGCGTGAAAAATGGACAATGCAAAGCACTACGATGATGCGTCGATCGCGTTGATCGAAAGCCGCTGCAAGAGCAATACCCACCGCATCAACGAGTTGCAGGAGCACCAAACGGCGCTTGACCGGCTGGCAACGTCGGTCGAGGTGTTGGCGACCAAGCAGGAGACCGTCGAGGGAGACGTCAAGGAGATTAAAGAGGACGTGAAAGCCATCACGGGCAAGGCGGGGAAGCGCTGGGACGGGCTGGTCGACAAGGCTCTCGCGGCGCTGGCGGGCGCGTTTATCGCGTGGCTGCTGAGTGGGGCGGTCGGATGAAGTACCTTATCAAAAAGGCATCAAAATTGCGAACGAGGAACATCATTTTGATTATCGTTGGCATTTTCATCGCCGCTTTTGTGATCTACACGGTCATCTTTTACAGCATCAAGGGGTGGCAGTGGGACAACATCTTCCCGTACCTGCTGGGTACGGGCGGCATCATTGAAGCCTTTACCGGGCTTCTGACACTGGTGGAAATTATCGTTGGACGGAAACGAAAGGAGAACAACAATGACATTTGATATGACGGAGATCGTTAAAATGCTTATCGGACTTGTCTGCCTGAGCATCTCGGCAGTCCTGTTTCCTTACCTCAAGCAGCGCTACGGCAGCGACAAGGTGACGGAGGCGCTCAAGTGGGTCAAGATCGCGGTCGCAGCGGCGGAGCAGATTTACACCGCAGCGGACGGCGACAAGAAAAAGAGGTGGGTGCTCGACTACCTTAAACAGCGCGGCATTGTTTTAGACGAAGATGAACTGGACGCGGCCATTGAGGCGGCGGTGCTTGAGCTGCACAGCAAGCTCTACGGCGCAGAAAAGGCGGCGTAAGCATGGCGAGAGCAGAAGACATCCTTGCCATCGCGCGCAAGGAGATCGGCACGGTGGAGCAGCCGGGCAACCGCCAGAAATACGGTAAGGCCTACGGCGTGAACGGCGTGTACTGGTGCATGCAGTTTGTGTGGTGGTGCTTTCAGCAGGCGGACAAATCCCTCTTCTACGGCGGCGGAAAGACCGCGAGCTGCGGCGAGCTGATGAACTACGCGAAGGCCCACGGCCAGTGGGTCACAAAGGGCTATCAACCGGGCGACGTGCTGATCTACGACTTTCCCAATACGAAGGTCAAGACCGACCACACGGGCATCTGCGAGAGCGTGAGCGGGCAGTACGTCATCGCCATCGAGGGCAATACATCGAGCGGCACGGCGGGCAGTCAGGCCAACGGCGACGGCGTATATCGAAAGAAGCGGGCAAAATCGCTTGTGCTGGGCGCGTACCGACCGAAGTACGAGGCGAGCTATCGCGAAGTGCTCAAAAAGCGCGCGGGTATCGAGGATCGCACGCTGGACTACCTCGCCGCTTACAAATACGGCGACGATCTCATCAGGAAACTCGCAACGATGAAGTAAACCGTAGTTGGAGCGGTTGAAAAAGTAAGGAAGGAGCGGGCGGCGAAAGCCCACGCGCAAGCGCCTCTGCAAGCCCTACACGGGGCATGAACAGTCAGCACAGGTCGATCCGCGCACAATTATCTTCTATGGCCCCCAAGCGGGCTGTGGCGTATATCTTATCCTTCGAACTGCCGCAGGACGAGGCGTACTGCCTTATTGAATGCGATGTGCGTGGGAAGAGCCGCGTCGAAGTCGCGGAGACGCTGCACGTCTCACCAGAGTACGTGAAGACGCGGCGACGCCGGGCATACAGCAAAATCGCGGACGGCATCAAAAACGCATAAAGAAGAGACCCTACAAAGACCTTTTTCAGGCTCTTTGCGGGGTCTCTTTTTCGTTATCATTGAGGCAACAAAAGGAGGTGCGCGCATGGGATATTTCGGCAACCTTTATCAGATGGGGTATAACCCCTATTCAGGATATGCCCCTGCAAGCCCACAGAACGGCGCAGGAGCAATGCAAGGCTTTGCGGGTCAAATTACCCGCGTGAACGGAAGAAATGGCGCAGAGGCGTTCAGGCTCGCTCCGAACAGCTCTATTTTGCTGATGGACGAGAACGACCCCATTGTCTGGCTCAAACAGACGGATGGTGCGGGGTATGCCACCGTTACGCCGTACACAGTCGCGCCGTATCAGGCGGCTGCGCCGGTAGACGTCAACAGTCTTGAAAACCGCGTGAAGAGATTGGAGGAAATACTCAATGCCAAATCCGATGATGCAAATGCTGATGGGCGGCGGAAGCAGAAGACCGAATAATCCCCTTGCGATGATCGGCGAATTCCGCAAATTCGCTGCAGGCATGACGCCTCAGAAAGCGCAGCAGGAGATTGAACGCCTTTTACAGTCTGGGCAGATGTCTCAGGCTCAGTTCCAGCAGCTCCAAGAGCAGGCAAAGGAGTTCGCGCAATTTCTGAAATAAGCCGGGTCGACACGGTTTATTGATAAATCTTTCGAGGAAGGAGAACTCAACATGGATAACGGTATGTCTCTTAGCGATATCGCCGCGGTCACCCGCGACAATGACGGCTGGGGCAATGGTGGCGCATGGTGGATCATCATTCTCTTCCTGTTCGCCTTTATGGGGAACGGTTGGGGCATGAACCGCAGTAGCGACTACGGCCAGTACGCCACGGCCGCATCGCAGCAGGAGATCCTTTTCGGCCAGCAGTTTGGCCAGCTGAACGACCGCCTGACCAACATCGGCAACGGCATCTGCAATCTCGGCTACGAGATGCAGGGCGGCATCGGTCAGCTGGGCAAGGAGGTCGCGCTCGCGCAGAACGGCACGAACATGACCATCATGCAGACCGGCAACGACATCCAGCGCCAGATGGCAGACTGCTGCTGCACCACGCAGCGCGGCCTTGATGCCATCAACGCCAACATCGACGCTAAATTCGCAGCGCTCGAAAAGAGCCAGCTCGAAGGCCGCATTGCACAGCTTGAGCAGGCCAACAACCAGCTCTATCTGCGCGAGCAGATGTGCGGTGTCGTGCGCTATCCCAGCGGCTACACCTACAGCGCGGGCAACTCCCCGTTCTGTGGCTGCGGCTGCGGAAACGGCAACATTTGACGCCCTATTCGGCGAGGCAAGCGGGGCGGCAACAGCTGCTCCGCTTTTTAATTTTTTAGGAGGGTAAAAATATGAGTAAGTCTGCAATTTACACGACCAACGTCAGCAATCCCACCGTTGCGGTCGGCGGCATCGTGCCGGTCGGCTCGACGACGCGCCGCTATGGCTGCAACATCCGTCAGGACGGCAACGCGATTACACTGTGTGGGCAGGGCTATTACCTTGTCAATGTCAGCGCGACAGTCGCACCCACGGCTGCCGGTACGGTCAGCCTGACCGCACAGAAGGATGGCGTCGCCATCATCGGCGCTACGGCAGCTCAGACGGTCGCAGCAAACGGCGTGGCAAACCTCACTATTACGGCTATTGTGCGTAACGCCTGCGGCTGTGACGGCTCTCTGCTGTCGCTGGTACTCGATGGCGTGGCATCGGTCGTCAACAACCTTGCGGTCACGGTCGAAAAACTGTGAACGACGATTCGGATGCTCTGCTGCTCGGGATAATTTTGCTGCTATTTGCTGCAGAAAGCGAGGAAGAAAATGAAACTCATTGAAAAACTGTCGGCGATGGTCGACGAGGAAATCGATGACGCGATGAAGTACGCGAAATGCGCCCTCGAGTACAAGGATGAATGTCCCGCTCTTGCGAAGACGTTTTACGAGCTTTCCGGCGAAGAGATGCATCACATGACGATGCTCCACGCCGAGGCCGCTGGCGTCATCCAGAAGTACAAGCAGGAGAAGGGCGAGCCGCCCGAGGGCATGAAGACCCTCTATGACTATCTGCACAAGAAGCAGATCGATAAAGCGGCGGAAGTGAAACGCTTGCAGGACATGTTCCGGGAGTAGACCTGTTAGGGATTTGTTAGCAACCGCGAAGGAATGAAGCGGAATATTGAAGCATTTAATCCTGTATTGTTACATTCATTCTGCTTTATTGCGTGTTATTGCAACATAATTCCGCAAAGCGCGCGTTCGTAGCTATTTCACACGCAGGAGGTCACTGGTTCGAGTCCAGCAGTCTCCACCAAAAAAGCCTTGAAACTCAACGGTTTCAAGGCTTTTTCTTTTTGCCCGATTCCGGTTTTGTTAGTAACGTGCCTGTAACAGCCGCTACGATTGTATCGGGGTCAATATGGGTGTAAATGTTTGCAGTAGTAGAATAATCTGCATGGCCGAGAACTTTTTGAAGGATTTCTGGTGGAAGACCTTCCTTTACCGCGCGCGTGGCGTAAGTGTGGCGTGTGGCATGGGGGGTCTTTTTTTCTATCCCGAGGCGGGACAGCAAGGGGTAATAATCGCGCTTTCGGTAATTTTCGGGGGAATGCTGGCCCTCATAGCCGGAGAGCAACAGTGGCCCAGTCGCTTTGGATGCGAAATATGCAAAGTAAGGCTTGCCCTCGCCCCGAATCGGAATTACACGGTTGCGCCCCGCTTCCGTTTTCTCACCGCCAATCACGTAGGTCTCGTGATAAGATGCGACGGGCAGGGAAAATAGCTCGCCGATGCGCATGCCGGTCGATAGAAGCATGAGCACGATCTTCGCTGCGTCGCTGCCGCTGGATTCCAGCTTTTCAATATCGCCATCAGTGAAAATCTCCTTTTCCTTTTTCACGTTTTCGGGAAGTTTGATGTAATGCGCAAAATTTGTCACGCAAATCTCTTCCCGCATGGCCCAGTTTGACATTTGTGTCGCAAGCTGCTTGTATTTCGAAACGGTGGAGTGGGACTTGCTCATATGCTGGTCAATAACCGCCTGGAAATCCGCTGCGCGCAGATCGCGGAATTTCTTGTTGTGCAGCGGGGCAAAGACATCAAATGCGCGGTCATAAGATTCCACCCCGCTTGAGCCGATCTCGCGGTAGTGCTCCGCTTTCCACGCCTCGAACACCTCGGCAAAGGTCATATTGTATCGCTCGTCCAGCGGTTTTCCGGAGAGCCGTTCCAGCGCTTCCAGCGCGTCAGACTTCTTCGGGTAGTATCCGATGATGACCCGATTCTTTGCGGCGACCCACGGGCGCGTTCTGCGTCCTTGCAGCTTATATACCGTGCCGGTTCCGTTGGCGCGCTTGAGCGCCTTGCGCTTTTCCGGAACTTGCTTTTTGCCGCACATAGGACAAAACAGCGCACCTTCCGGCAGCGCTGCTTTACATTTGATGCAATTCGCCATGTTAGCCCCTCCAAAATCCATAGTCGGCGCAGTGCATATCGATATACAAACCCCATGCAGCCAGCAACACCACCATGATAAACAGAATTAAAACCACGCCGTTTCGGATGCGAACACCGCGCCGCATGATCTCGATCATGTCTGCTTTTGCATCCACGTGGCGTTCCAGCTCATCGTTGCGCGCTTGCAAGGTTTCCTCTGCCGGTGTCAACCGTTCGGAAATGCCGAACACTTCATCAAGCGAAATTCCAAGCACCTTGCAGATCGGCGCGACGGTGTAAATGGACGGGGCTTTCGACAGTTTGGAAAAGAAATTTTGCACGGTGGACAGCGGCACACCGGAAGCGTCGGAAATGTCCTGATAGGTCAGTTTCAGTTCTTCTTTACGGATTCTGCACAGCTCTTGAATGTTCATTTACATCACCTTAACTTTTCCGGTTTCCGCCTGTTTGGGGTGTCAAAAGTGGGCCTGTCGAATGCGGTCGAATGCCGTCATGTTGCAAGGTCTTGGTATTGAAGTGGTAAGGTAAAGCGCGATAAGGTCAAAGCAAGCAGCGGCGACCGCTCCCCGCTGCTGCTGAAAAGCCCTCGCCGGTGTTGCAGAGGCGGCGGGGGCTTTTACTTAAATATCCGGGAAGGAATCTTTTGGCACTATATCAGTGCTCATATTCCCGTTGGATACTTTATAGAGAGTAAGCGTCCACCCGTAAACCATCTCGCCATCTGCGGTAAATTCAAACATTTCGTTGCATTTGAAGTACTCGGTGTTTTCACCAAACTTATATTCTTTCCCGTACCAGTCCGAACCATACGCATAATAGATTTCGTATGTCCCGAGAGGAACATCTACTTCGGCACTTTTTGCCGACACGAGGAAAGACATTGCCCCGTTGGATATTGCCTCTCCGTCGATTGGTTTTAACGCGATATAGAAATTGGAATCTCCAGCGGTTTGCACTGTCAAAGGTGCGACCTGATCGCCGGACGGGTATGTGACAATCTGCCCATTGCGAAAGCTCACAGGTTGCAGTGGGACGAGCCTGCCGCCTCCACTACTAACCGTTTCAGTTGGAGTCTTTACTGGCGGAGAATCATTCATGTCGGACTCGTTCAATGGCCCGGAACTTTCGATTGAAAGCCAGATGACCCCGCAGATGACGAGCGCGAAGCACAATGGTTTCAATGCTGCCAGCAGAAGGTTGACTTCCGGAGAGGGCCTCTTTCTATTCAGTTGCTTCCGCCTGTTTCGCTTGGCTTCGTTTTCTAAAACCATTTGCTGATAGATGCGGTATTGTTCGACGGTCATACCCATCATGAATGCGTCGTATTCTTCCTGCGTCATTTGAGTTAAGTCGGGAGACGCTGGAAGAGATTCAATAGGCTGTTGTTCAACCGGTTCCTGAAATTTTGCTTGATCTTCATTGTCATGGGGCTCCCGCTTGACCGATACCGCCTTGACGACCTTCTTTATTTTCCGTCGCTGGTAATTTGCTTGCTTTTCAAAATAATTCGGGTCAGTATACAATCCCACGCACAAGACCTCCTAAAACCATTCCGCCGTGGTGAAATGAGCCACGGCGCGGTATATGATAAGTGAAACTATTTACATACGGAGGATATATAGATGCAACGTTTATACCAAGACGCAAAAGCCAACGCCGATAATATCACTGCAGAAGACCGCGCATTCCTTGAGGCCATTCAAGATGCAGAAAAGCGGAGAGCAGTCATTGAACTGCTGAAAGGAGCAAAAAGATGAAAATTTTATTTTGCATTTGCACAGCGTTATCCATGTTCTTTAGCGTGTGGGCCGTTCTCGGGCAAATCAAACTGCGTAAAATGAAAGACAGGTTAAATGAGCTTGAATGCTTCCAATATCCCCAGCAGAAGAGAGCCGCCAGCGAAGAGCATCGATGCAAAGGATACCCATTTGTTGACAATAGCATGGTGTTCCATTTTTGCATTTTCTTCACGGATATATTGTTGTTCGCGGCGCTTCTCATCATGTTCTGCGCTCAACTTTGAGTAATAAGCCCGCCCGATGGGGGTGATTTTCACTGACGAATACGGGGCAAGCGACCCGGAGATATACCCGCTGTGCAGCAGCAGTTGCAATGAACCGGATGTCTCCTGCACGGATTTGTCAGTATTCATCAGCGCCGACCATTCCATTTCGCCGCCACTCTCGGAGAGGGCTTTTAGAACGTCAAATTCAGACATACTTACTCCCCCTTGATCCCAAGCAGCGTGCGGATCGCCTCTTTTGTGCGGGCGTCCGCAACGTGGTATGCCTGCAACAATTCAAAATCAGTATATTTTACGCCCTCGCCCTCTGTGGCGGGGGCTTTTTCTGTGCCGAGCACGCGGTCGACGGTCACGCCGAAGTAGTCCGCGATCTTTTGGGCGGTCTCAACGTGGACGGTCTTCTTTCTCCCCATCTTCAAATCGGTAATAAGCCCCTTGCTGACGCTTGCTTCCGTGCACATTTTACCGGGCTTTACGCCTTTCTCATCGCATAGTTCCTTAATATTCTCGTACAGATTAGACATAATAGCCCCTCTAAAATTGTGTAAGGATACAAATGTACCCCACTGAGTAAAAATCTTCTTGAAAAGTACCCCGCTGGGTGCTATTATCTAAACATGGCGATACCCCATCAAGTACTAATCAATGTTTGGCGGCACTTACATTATAGTACGTTTTGGGGAACTGTCAAGAGCCTTTTGTGATAGGGTGAGGCAAACGCACGGTTGAGAATGCGGCGGGTCGCCTTCCCGCCGTATCTCGTCACACTTTGTTTCCGCCGCGTTGCGGGTGCAGGCGAGCACCCCTCGGCGCGGTTGAATGGTTTCGTATGAGAAACGGGTGCGCTGACCGCACCGCTGTCCGTTCAGTTACCGGGAACACAGGAAATTAGGCATGAAGCCTGCGATAGCCGATGTGGCCTGCATGGGCATCACCCCTTTCCGCACGTGCAGCTTTATTCTATCGCAAAAGGTTCTCTAATTCAAACTATTTGAACGGAGGGAATGACTTGTTTTACGAACTGCTGAAAGAAGTGTGCAAGAAGAAGCGCACAAGCCCAAGCGCGGTGTGTCTTGCGCTCGGCATGAGCAAAAGCAATGTGACGAAGTGGAAAGCAGGGAGCAGCCCGAAGATTGACACCGTCGTGCGCATTGCGAAGCACCTGAATGTGCCGGTGACGCGGCTGATCCCGAAGGAGTAAGGAGGAAGCAAAGATGAAGACGATCCAGACGATGGACTTAAACGAGTGCGCGGCGTATCTGAGAGAACACGGGCTGAGTATCTCGAACGAATCGCTGGCAGACGGACTTGAGCAGCGGGTTTACCCATTCGGCGTGTGCATCTGCGGCGGCAAGCGCCGAATCTTCCAAATCTACACTCGCCTCGTGAACGAGTGGATCGCGGAACGCGAGGTGGAGGCATGATCGACACTTTGTTTTTCGGCGGCATCGCCGCTGCGGTGATCGCGCTGAACGGCTGCGACTTTGCAACCTCCCTCGCCGTCATCGGCGCATGCGCGGTGTGCAAGGCGCTGTATGAGCTGCTGCCGTATATCGACAGGGGGTGCAGACGGTGAGACGTCACGACAAGCGCACGAGAGAGCAGCGCAAGGCAGACGAGGCGATGCTTTTTGCCGGTATCTGCCTGTTGCTGGCGGCGGTGCTCATCGCGGTCTCGGCGATGATGTGATGTACCGCTGCGGATGGTGCGGGCTGACCTTTGACGAGCCCGACGTCTTGCGCAGGCGCGAGAACCTTGACAGTGAGCGCGGCGTGGAGACGCAAACGATACTATGCTGCCCCTTCTGCGGGGCGGAAGACATCGAGGTAACAAAAGATGAAGATGCAGAAGATATCGACGCTCGGCATGAGCCGCGAGGAGTGGCTTAAAGAGCGCAAGAAGAGCCTCGGCGGCAGCGACATGGGCGCGGTGCTGGGGCTGAACAAATACCGCTCGCCCTATACGGTATGGGCGGAGAAGACCGGCAGGATTGACGAAGAGCCGGAAAACGAGGCGATGCGAATCGGGAGAGACCTCGAGGGCTACGTCGCAACTCGATTCGAGATAAAAACAGGGTTGCGTGTCCGCAAGGTGAACTACATCCTGCGTAACGATGAGGCTCCGTGCCTACATGCGAACATTGACCGTATGGTGTTACCGGCTGGTTGGCACGCGGGCCTTGAATGCAAGACCGCGAATGCGCTGAACATGAAGCGCTATGCAGTTGGCGAATTCCCCGAGAGCTATTACGCGCAGTGCGTGACATATCTCGCCGTGACGGGGTGGGAACGCTGGTTCTTGGCGGCGCTGGTGCTGGGCAAGGGCTTTTACTGCTACCAGATCACGACCGTCCCCGATGACTATGTTCCCGGATGGTGCGAGAGCAGCGTGTATGTCAGCCCCGACGAGATTGCAGCGTTGAAACGCTGCGCCGCGGACTTCTGGCACGACTACGTGGAGGCTGACAGCCCGCCGCCGATGGACGGTATGGAGAGCACGACCGACACGATCGCAACCATTTACGAGGGCGGCGGCGGAGAAGTCGAGCTGTTTGGGCGCGAGAGACTGATCGAGCAGTATCAATACCTGATGAGCCGGAAAAAGGCCATCGAGAAGGGCGCGGACGCCATCAAACAGCAGCTCATGAACGACCTTGGTGACAATGAGCGCGGCTACTGCGGGCGCTATACGGTCGACTGGAAGGCGCAGAGCCGCCAGACGTTCGATGCGAGGGCGTTTGCCAAGGATCACCCAGACATGGACTTGAGCAGATACTACAAAACGACAAATTTCCGCAAGTTTGCGGTGAAGGAGGATAAAGAAAGATGAAGGAAGGATTGATTCAGAACGCGCAGGCGATGCAGAAAGCACCGCAGCAGAAACAGGCATCCGTCACGGCGTTGGTGAACGATCTGCTTGACCGCGACGGCATGCGCAAGCGCTTTGACGAGCTGCTTGGCAAGCGCGCGCCACAGTTTATTTCGTCCATCATTTCGATGGTCAATGCAGACAAGAATTTGCAGCAGGCTTTTTACGAATCCCCGATGACGGTCATTCAATCCTCGCTGAAAGCGGCGATGTTTGATCTCCCCATCGACCCGAGTTTGGGCTATGCCTACATTGTGCCATTCAAGAACTACAAGAAGGATATTGGCGCAAAAAAGATGGAAGCGACATTCATTCTCGGCTGGAAAGGTATGCACCAGCTCGCACTTCGCACGGGTGCATACAAGACCATCAACGTCGTGGACGTGCGTGAGGGCGAATTGAAGAGTTATAACCGTCTGACCGAAGAGGTTGACATTGATTTCGTGGAGGACGAGGACGCGCGCGAGGCGCTTCCTATCATCGGATACGTCGGTTATTACCGTCTTATCAACGGCGCGGAAAAGACCGTATACATGAGCGTCAAGGCCATCACCGCACATGAAAAGAAATTCCGCAAAGGTGAATATCAGGGTAAGGGCTGGCGCGATGATTGGGACGCTATGGCACGCAAGACTGTCTACCGTATCCTGATTGGCAAGTGGGGCGTTATGTCCATCGATTACCAGACGCGCGACGCGGGCAAACAGCTTGCCGACGTGATCGCCGCAGATGCGCAGGCAGAGGAAACCATCGAGGCCGAAAACTACACCGTGGACGAGGCGACCGGCGAGGTCATCGAAAGCGACGGTGACGCACAGTGAGCATGAATCGCGTGTGCCTGATGGGACGCATCGGGCGTGACTTGGAGCTGAAAAAGACGAACAGCGGAGTATCCGTTGTGTCGTTCCCTCTTGCCGTTGACCGCAACGGCAAGGAGGGCGGCACAGACTGGATCGACGTTGTCGCATGGCGCGGCACGGCAGAAGTGCTCTGCAACTACGCCGATAAGGGTCGCATGATCGGCGTCGAGGGGCGCTTGCAGATGCGCGACTGGACGGACAAGAACGGCAACAAGCGCAGGAGCTACGAGGTGCAGGCTGACAGCGTGTATTTCGCGGACAACAGGCGCTCGGATGGTAACGAAACCGCCCAGAGCAGAAACGCCGCAGAGAGCGCCGCAGACGGCTTTACGGAGGTCGGCGAGGATGACGGCGAGCTGCCGTTTTAAGGCGGTGAGCAAATGCCGAATAGACTGATTAAAGAAACGATTCGCACCAGCAAAAAGATCAACAGTCTTTCGGATTTTGAATTTCGCACATGGGCGTATCTGGTTACATACGTCGATGATTACGGGCGGGGCAGCGCGGACCCGGAGATTTTGAAAGGGTTTGTGTTCCCGCGCCGAAAGGAAGTACGGGAGCAGGATATCCAAAAGGCGCTGGCAGCTCTGGAACGCACTGGTAGCATTCTCCTCTATGAGGTTGCAGGGGAACCCTATTTTTGCTTTCCGAATTGGAGCGAGCATCAAAGGATACAAACGAAGAAATCGAAATACCCCGCCCCGTCGGATTCTGATATTTCACGGTGGGTCACGGTGGGTCACGGTGAATCACCGCCTGAATCCAATCCGAATCCGAATCCGAATCCGAATCCAGAATCCAATCCGAAAGATTATTGCGCTGAGCCGCAAGCGGCTGGCGCGCCGCCGGTGATTTCTTTGCCGCTGAATGACGGGACTTTTTTCGACGTTTCGGAGAATGACAGGGCCAAATGGTCGCAGCTCTATCCGAACGTTGACGTTCTACAACAGCTCAGAAACATGGCGGGGTGGTGCGATTCAAACCCTACCAAGCGTAAAACTCGCGGAGGGATTAAGCGCTTTATCACCTCGTGGCTCTCCAGAGAGCAAGACAAGGGCGGCAAAGCGCCGCAAAATAAGCCGTTTGTCGGCGGCGATGTTTTCGCCGAGATGCTGGAGGAGGAGAAGAGCCGTGGAAAGATCTGACGTGATTAGCCTTTTGGGGCGGATAAAACGAGCATATCCGCAGGCTTACGCCAAGATGACCCGCGTAGAAGCCGAAGAACTGGTTTCCCTCTGGTTGGACATGCTGGGAAATGAAGACCCTGCCGAGGCGATGAACGCAATGAATTCGCTGATTGCCGAGGATACGAGGGGATTTCCGCCGAAGGTCGGCCAAGTGCTGGCAAAGATCAGGGGCACAGTTTTCCCACACGTCTCGGTGGCGTGGATGAAGCCATACATCGAGCGGACAGCCGAACAGGAGGCGTTCATGCCGAGCATATCGCGTTATGCGAGAGAACACGGGCTAACGTGGGAAGCGGCGGCTGCCGAAATGGCAGGCGGTGCGCCGTGAGCGGGTATCGCGGGGGCATTTTCAAGTGCCCGTTTTACTCGCGGGACTACCGCGACTATCTCAACTGCGAGGGCGCCCAAGTCAAACTGCCGAAAGAAGAGCTGGACGAATATACGCGGCGCTACTGCGCCAACGAAGAATGGCGACACTGCCCGATCGCCCGGGCGCTGACGCTGCACTACGAAAGGACGGAGAACCGATGAGCGAAAGAAACAGAGACAAGATCAAGAAGCTCAAACACGAGATTGGCCGCTACGAAAAGCGCTGCGGCGACCTAATGAAGCTGAACGCGCAGCTTTCCAAGCGCGCCAGCGGCGTTGCCGAGATCAGCATTGCAACCGACGCGCTGCTTGCGCAGGTGGCGATTGCCTACGGTGAGGACGCAGTAGACCCCGACACGGGGGCGGTCATCGGCAAACGCCTGATGCTGCCGAAGTTCGACGCACGGGAAACCTATCGCAAGTACGAAGTGCATGCCAGAAGGGATGGCGAAAACTACATCATCGGTGTCGGTCTGCGGGATGACCCGCGCGACCACAATGGCGCAAAGGAGGAAGAGAAATGAGACTGGCTATCATGGACACCAACGCGTTCAACACGATCATCGCCGCCGTAAAGGGCGCGGTATCAACAAGCGTGAGCCGGCCGATGTACAAGAATATCCGGCTGGAATTTCGCAAGAAGGACAAGGCGGTTACGGCTATCGCCACAGACGGCTTCCGGCTTTTTGTGGAGCGCGCGACCTGTTGCGAGGTCGAAGAGGATTTCGATTGCTACATCAAGCCGAGTATCCGCCTGCCACGCGGTAATTCCATGCGCTTGGAGCTGAAAGAACGGGACAAGACGGAAAGCGTGGTTGAGATCGAATGCCTCGGCTGCATCTTCGGTTTTGTTCAGCCGGTTGGAAAGTTTCTGGATTGGGAAAAAACCCTGCCCAATGAGCCGACATTCCGTATCGGCGTGAATGCCGAGTATCTTCTCTCGGCGTTGCAGGCGGCAAAGGCCAGCGTCGGCGGCGCCTTCAAGCAGCCTGCTATTCTGGAATTTCGTGGGACACTTGGGCCCATTACAATCAAGACCAACCACGAGGACGTCAAAATGGTCCTGCCAGTGCGAATCAGGGAGGCCGACGATGGCACTGACGTCAGTTGACCTTGCACGGCTCGGCCCTAAAGCGCAGAAGCAGGTGCGCAAGACGATGAGCAGGGAACGGCGGCAGGCCGAAAGCGTGCATTTTTTCGTTGACGGCAGGCCCGTCCCGAAGGGTAGGCCCCGCGTCACGCGGCATGGTACTTACACGCCGAAGAGCACACAGGAATACGAGGCTGCCATACGTGCGGCATGGGAACGGGAGCACATGATGCCGTTTGCCGAGGGCGATGCGCTGGAACTCGATGTTGTAGCGTATTTCCCGATTCCGAAGGGGACGCCGAAGAAACGAAGCGAGGAAATGGTTGCTAAACCGTACACAAAGCGCGGGGACCTCGACAACATCGTCAAATCCGTCATGGATGCGCTCAACGGGTACGCTTACCCGGATGACGCGGCGATATGGAATATTGCGGCGAGGAAAAGATACACGAATGAGACGCCAGTCACGATAGTAACGCTGACCAAATCGCGAAGCGCAAGGGAGTTTACCGATGAGCTTTGAGCATTGCCTGCATTGCCTGCCGCCGACGCGGTATCCCGGCTGTCAAGACCATTGCCCGTACTACGCGGCGGATATCGCAAAACACCGAGCCGCACGGGAGGAAGAGCAGCGAGAAGCGCAGGAGAAAGACGATTACTTAGGCGCGCGCCAATTCAAGACGCGGCGCGGTCAGAAACTGAGAAAATAAGGGAGCGAAAAGATGAATGTAAAAGACACTGCGGAGCGGATCCGTGGGCTGAGAACTGCCGCTGGCATGAGCCAAGCGAGTTTTGCCAGCATGTGCGGCATTGAGCAAGGTCAGCTGTGCAACTACGAGATGGCACGCATCATGCCGACTATCCCGCTGTGCGAGCGGATCTGCCGCGCAGTCGGCATTAACCTGCTCGACTTTTTACGGGAGGATGACGAGGGGAAAAGCGGCATTCCGACCGAGGAACGCATCGGCGAGAAGGTGAAAGCCCTGCGTCTGATGAGAGGGATGAACCAGACAGAACTTGCGGAGAAGTCAGGCGTCGCAGACAGCACAATCTCGTCCATCGAGCGCGGCGAGCGATTGCAGTTGCGGGAAGAAGCTGCGGCGTTTTTCCTGGCCTTTGTAAATGCCAACGTTTGTAAAATCGCGGTAGAAAATCCGGTCGGATATATGTCTACACACTATCGTAAGCCTGATTGTATTATCCAGCCGTATGAATTCGGGCACCACGCAAGAAAAAAGACTTGCCTATGGACGAAAGGCTTACCAACTTTGCGACCGACAAACATTGTAGATGCAGGAGATATTTTGCCAGGTGGATACAGTGTGGGGGCAAGCGCAAACTATGCAAAAGACGAGACTGGTAAGATCATGCGATGGAATGACCCGCGTACGGCAAAAGCCAGAAGCAAAACCTTCCCTGGCATCGCCAAAGCGATGGCGGAGCAATGGGGCGGAGACATTAGGGAGGACGAATGAACATCGGAGAACCATTTAGCTGGAAGCCTGCCGCATTTAAGGGCAGCAACGGCATTATGAGCGTGACCACGAAAGAGACGACTGCGCACGGGCGCGTCGTCTACATCAACGAGGCTCACCGCTACTTTACGGCGGAGGCGGATATCAACAGGAAGAGGCTCAGAGAGAGCTTTAAGTTTTAGGAGGTAAAGATGGACGCTATTGAATTTGTTAAGCAATTGAGACGCATGGATGAAAAGGGAGCGCTGAAAAATCGTTTCATTTATCCCTGCGTTGGCAGAGAGACGGATTCCCCAGAGGACGTTGTGGCCGAAGTTGAGGAATGGGCAAAGATGAATCCTGTCAAGACGCGGCAGAGCGTGTTTCTGGAGCAGTGGCCGGAGGCGAGGATAGACAAAACCACAGGCGTACTTACCATTTGCCCAGCAGAACTAACAAAAGAATGTAGAGATGATAGAGAGGCGTGCGGGGCATATTCGGCGGTAGAAACGTGTGTTTGCGAACCCTGTCGCCGCGAGTTCTGGATGCAGGAGGTAGAGTAATGTTTGACTTAGAACTATGCCCGTTCTGCGGTGGAGAAGTAATCCTTGAAACAGTAGATGGCAACAGCCCAGAAGAGTGCTATATATACTGTCCAGAGTGTGGTTTTGAAAGTGGAGTATATAGCGACCCCAAATTTATCGTCGAAAAGTGGAACAGGAGGGCTGACAATGGATGAATACATTAAGCGAGAAACTGCGTTTAATGCTATAATCGATCTTGCAGGGAAAGCCCCGACGCGCTCGGCTTATGAAGCTGTATGGAAATCAGCGAGAGCGTTGAAGAAAATTCCCGCCGCTGACGTTGCGCCGGTGGTGCATGGACGGTGGGTCTCTGTTGCAGGAAAACGCGACCGCATTTGCTCACGGTGTCTGCACAACGAGCCTTACAAAAATGCTGATGATGATGCAGAGGTGTTTGAATTTTGCCCGCATTGTGGCGCGAAGATGGACGGAGGAAATAGTTGATGGTTAAAGTGTTCTGTGATATGTGTGGGCGCGAGATTGACTACGAGGTTGACGGCGTGAATCTGGATTTCAATCACTACGGCGTTGTAAATTTTAAGACACCATTTTCTGCAGAGAAACAACTGTGCCTCTCCTGCGCTGCCAGAGTTTGTAACTTTGTGGAGAACTACGCGAAGATGGACGGAGGTGACAGCGATGCGACTGATTGACAGGGATGCTATTCATTGGCGACCAGATGAAAATTGGGAGCTTTACGCTACAGCAGCAGATATTAGGGCCATCCCTATTGTAGACGCCGTGGTCGTGACGCGGTGCAAGGACTGCAAGCACAGCACATTGCCGTCCGAGCTTACCCAGCGATACGGGAAGCCGGGGACGCTGACGTGTCACAACAGACATTCGCCATGCAACAGGCGCAATGTTGGTGAGAACGATTTTTGCAGATACGGCGAGCCGAAGGAGGGGTAACGAATGGAATCTTTTGTTGAAGGCGTTGGAATGTTCTTTATAGCGATTGGCGGCATTGCAGCGATACTTGCAGCGTTATGCTTTTTATGGTGGCTGGTTGAGACTGCATGGATTGCAGCAAGTAACAGATTCCGCGATATTTGCAAGGCGGAAAGCCTGATTTTTGAATATCGACGAGAGCGCAAAGAATATCTGTGGTGGAAAGAGCACGTGAAAGGTAACGTATATGCTGACGATCACGATTAAAGCCAACGTCCCCGCCGCTGATGCGCAGGGCATCAAGGAGCGCATCGCCATGGACCTTGAGCGATACGGCGATTGCAAGGTTATCAAAGTGGTATCTGACCGGCGTGCGCCGGAACAGCTGAAAATGAAGGGAGTAACCAATGAGCATTAACATCAAAAAGTACACCAAAGAGCAGATGGCGAAGATGGTAGAGGACGCGCAGGAAAAGACTGCGGCGCTTGAAGCAGAGATTACTGAGCTGAAAAACTACATTGACGTAAAGAACGATCTGATTGCCGAATATGCGAACCTAAAGGCGGCGATGCAGCGAAAGAACGCCGCCCTGACCGAGCAGATCAGCCAGATGAACGGCGAGGCCATCACCCGCGAGAACGTGATCGCAAACCTGAAAGCGGACGCGGATGCGTTGCGAAATAAGCTCACTGACACTGAGGAGGCGCTTGGGCGGGCAAACGACGAGTGCGCTTTTAAGCAAGAGGCCCTTAATGTAATGCGTAACAGGCGCTACAACGCCGAGCAGCGCGCCAATTACGCAGAATCCCATCCGTGGCGTAACCTGTGGGCGTGGGCGAAGAGAAAGCTTGCTGTGAAAGCGTGATTAAAGATAGTAGACGGACAAAGAGAGCACCGATTAACCTCGGTGCTCTCTTTTGTGTGTTTATATAATGGCTTTTGGAGTCACGCTAAGAACCTCGGCAATGGCAATCAGGTTTTTGGCCGTCAAATTCCCGGCATCGGATTCTCCCAGCTCCACGCGCTGGATCTGGCGGATATTGACGCCGGACTTTTTGGCCAGCTCGGCCTGCGTCATGTTCGCCATGCGGCGCGACCACTCCAGCTTGGTGATCGGGCGGTTATGGCAGTCTCTGCCGTAGTTGACCATCGAGCACACGGTGCAGTCCCCGTCCTCGCGCTGACAGTCGTTGTACTTCCTCCGCATCTTATCTCCTCCTCTTAGCAGATAACCTTAACGACCTCGGCGTCACGGATGATGAGCTCGCCGTCGTCCTCGCCGTACTCGGCCTCGTTGCCGCAGATGATAGCGACATGGTCGCCGTAGTACTGATTAACGCCAAGGCGATCCAGCTTGCAGGTGCAGATGCCGTCCAGCTCAACGCCGGTATCGTCACCGTTGTCCCAGACATGGGAGAGGTGCTCGATCGTGCCAAGCTCAAAGTCCTGCTCCTGCACGCGCACGCCGACAAACTCGTAATCCCAGCTCAGGTCCATTTCCTCGGCGACCTTCTTAATGTTTTTGATCATCTCGGCGTTCATCATCATTTTTTGTTTCCTCCTGGGGTGCCCCCCTCTTGTTTACATGCTTAGTATACGCTAATATTAGCGCAATGTCAAGAGCTTTTTGAAATATTTTTTTGACCAAATATTGACCAAACGATGACCATTTGTAAGGCACGATCCACGGTATGATTGAGACAACGCGGGAGATATGATGTGAGCGGGGAGAGAGGGGAAGGGGGACTATAGGGGGATAGGGAGAGAGGGGAGTATACGCAGAGATGTATCTATTCCGTGTATATGTAGCTATATAGACTATATAGAGAAAAAGCGGGAAAAAGAAATAAATTCATGCGCCCGTGGTGAGAAATAAAAGATGGCGTGTTACCGTCGGAAATAGGAAGCTCGGTTCCCCGAGCGGGGATAAGAATGCTGCGCGATAAGGCCGAGGACGGGGGGCTTGCAGCATAAAAAAGAAAGGCGGTGGCGGCATGGCGAAAACTGGGCATCCTCCCAAATATGCGACGGTCGAAGAAATGCAGGCCGTCATTGACCGATACTTTGAGGATTGCAAGGGCGAGCCGATCATAGGGGACGACGGGATGCCGATTCTCGACAAATTCGGGCAGCCGTTTATCATTCATCAGCGCCCACCGACGGTGACGGGGCTGGCGCTCGCGCTTGGATTTACAAGCCGTCAAGCGCTGCTGAACTATCAGGCAAAGAAAGAGTTCGTTGACACGGTTACGCGCGCGAAGGCCCGCATCGAAGCTTACGCAGAGGAACGCCTCTTCGACCGAGACGGACAGCGTGGTGCGGAATTCAGCCTGAGATACAATTTCCGCTGGATAAATGACGAGAAGAAGGACGACGGCGGAGAGAGCGTGTGCGGGGTGGCAGAGCTGCCCGCGGTAATGCCTGTTCCGCAGGACGCGGGAGGTGATGCGAATGGCGAAGCGTAGCGTGGTATGGAAGCCGCAGCCCAAGCAGGCGCTCTTTATGAGCCGCTGGGAGGACGAGGCTCTATACGGCGGCGCAGCCGGTTAGGCGGGGGAAAATCCGACGCGTTGGTCATCGAGGCATTGCGGCAGGTGAATATCCCGTATTACAAGGCGATCATCCTGCGAAAGACCTTCCCGCAGCTTGCCGAGCTCATTGACAAGACGCTGAACTACTACCCGCGCATCTATCCGGGCGCGCGCTACAACGGCAGCAGCCACACGTGGACATTCCCGAGCGGGGCGAAAATACTCTTCGGCTCGATGCAGTACGCAAAGGACAAGATCAAGTATCAAGGACAGGCGTATGACTTTATCGCATTCGACGAGCTGACCCACTTTACGTGGGAGGAATATAGCTACCTCTTTTCCCGCAACCGACCGAACGGTCCGGGGACGCGCGTATACATCCGCAGCACGGCGAACCCCGGCGGTGTGGGGCACGGATGGGTCAAGGAACGTTTCATCACGGCAGCGCCGCCGATGAGGACCATCCGCGAGGATGCAGTCGTGCGCTTTCCGGATGGGCACGAAGAGTATCGGCAGAAGAGCCGCATCTTCGTGCCGAGCACGGTATTCGACAATAAGATACTGCTGAAAAACGACGACAGCTATTTGACGCGCCTTGCGTCGATGCCGGAGGCGGAAAAGAACGCACTGCTCTACGGTGACTGGGACACGTTCTCCGGGCAGGTGTTTACCGAGTGGCGCAATGACAGCGAACACTACCGCGACCGCATCCATACGCACGTCATCGCGCCGTTTCATGTGCCGAAGGAGTGGCCGATCTGGTGCGCAATGGACTGGGGCTATTCAAGGCCGTTTGCCATCGGCTGGTTTGCGGTCGACCAAGACAGGAGGCTCTACCACATCCGGGAATATTACGGCTGCACGGGCACGCCGAACGAGGGCGTGAAGATGGAGCCGACGGCGGTTGCCCGCGAGATGAAGCGCATTGAGGCAGAAGACCCAAATCTCAAGGGGCGGCACATCTTCCGTGTGGGCGATCCCGCCATTTGGGGGACGCAGGGCACAGAGAGCATCGGCTCGCTCTTTGAGCGCGAGCGTGTATACTTCGAGAAGGGGGATAACGCCCGCATCGACGGCAAGATGCAGCTGCACAACCGATTCGCGTTCGATGAGAACGGTGTGCCGATGCTGTATATCTTCGATACGTGCAAAAATTTCATTCGCACGGTGCCAAACCTGGTTTACGACGAAAAAGACGTTGAGGACGTGAACACCGAGCAGGAGGATCATATCTACGACATGACACGCTATGTGTGCATGGAGAATCCCATTGCGGCACGGGTAAATAAGCCGCCGAAGCCGGTCTTGTACGACCCGCTGGACATCAATACGCCGAGCTACGACAGATATGCGTGGTTCCAACACAACTGACAGGAGGGGAAGACATGGCAGGAACGAGAAAATTCCCGCAGACGCAGCAGCAGGCCGACGCGGCTGGCGCTGCTGCGATGTTGGATGCAAAGGCGGAAGCGCCGCTTGTAGGCGCATTCCGCGACAGCGACGCGGCGATGAACAGCGGCGCAGCCATTGGCAGCAAGGAGATCGGCGACGCCGTAGAAACGCTGCAAAAGTACAAGCAGGGCAAGAGCAACTTCGAGAATCGCATCATCAGCGAGGAGCGCTGGTGGAAGCTGCGGCATTGGGAGGATATCCGCCACGGGACGAAAGACGCGGGGGAATCGCCCGAGCCTGCGAGTGCGTGGTTGTTTAACTCGATCATGAATAAGCACGCCGACGCGATGGACAACTACCCCGAGCCCGTATGCCTGCCTCGCGAACAGAGCGACGAGGAAAGCGCGCAGACGCTCTCGTCCGTGCTGCCGGTTATCATGGAATACAACGAATTTGACAGCACATACAGCTTCGAGTGGTGGGAAAAGCTCAAACACGGTGTGGCGATCTACGGCGTGTTCTGGGACAAGGAGAAAGACAATGGGCTCGGAGACATCGCTATCGAGGGCATTGACCCGCTGAATATCTTCTGGGAGCCGGGGGTTGAGGACATCCAGAAGAGCCGCAACGTGTTTACGGTGGCGCTCGTCGACCGCGACATCATCGAGGACGAATACCCGCAGTTTGCGGATAAGCTCAGCGGCAGCAGCATTGAAACGGCAAAATACGAGTACGACGATACGGTGGACACGAGCAACAAGGTCGCCGTGATCGACTGGTATTACCGCAAGAGGACCGCAGACGGGCGAACGGTACTGCACTACGCGAAGTTCATCGACGAGGAGCATATCATCTACGCCAGCGAAAATGACCCCGAATATGCGGAGAGTGGCTTCTACGAAGACGGCGAATATCCGTTCGTGTTCGACGTGCTGTTCCCCGAAAAGGGCACACCTGCGGGATTTGGATATACAGCCATTGCAAAGGATCCGCAGCTCTACATCGACAAGCTGTGGGGCAACATCCTCGAAACTTCAATGATGGGCAGCAAGCGCCGGTATTTCGCGAGCGAAAGCCTGAACATCAACGAAGAAGAGTTCCTTGACTGGCGCAAGCCGATCATCCACGTGTCCGGACAGATCGACGAGAGCAGGCTCCGCGAGGTAACGACGCGCCCGCTCGATTCCATCTACGCGAATATCGTGCAGATGAAGATCGACGAGATGAAGGAAACGAGCTCAAACCGCGACGTGTCCAACGGCGGCACATCCAGCGGTGCGACGGCTGCGGCGGCTATTTCTGCACTGCAGGAGGCGGGCAACAAGGCGAGCCGCGATATGATTTCGGCGTGCTACCGCGCGCAGGCGAAAATCGTGAAGCTGTGCATCGAGCGCATGCGGCAGTTCTACGACGCAGCGCGCACTTTCCGCATCACGAATGAAATGCCCTACGAGTATGCGCAGATCGGCGTGAACGAGCTTGGCGATCAGGTGACGGGCGTGGACAGCCTCGGCAATGACCTGTTCCGCAGACCGGTCTTTGACATCAAGATCAAGGCGCAGAAGAAGAATCCATTCTCCCGCGCAGAACAGAACGAGCGGGCGAAAGAGCTGTATTCGCTGGGATTCTTCTCCCCAGACAGGGCGCAGGAAAGCATGATTGCGCTCGACATGATGGACTTCGAAGGAATCGACAAGATCAAAAGCCAGGTCAACGAGGGCGCGACGCTCTACAACGTCGTGCAGCAGCAGAGCGATCAACTGCAAAAGGCGCTCGCGGTCATCCAGCAGCTTACGGGACAGGACATGGGCATCGGAATGGCGGGCGGCACGCAGAGCGGTGGCTCGACACGTAAGAGCGGCAGCGGCGGAATTGAGAGCAAGAACGCCGACGCGCAGAGCGCGCAGACGCCGTACATGCAGAAGCTTGCCGAACAGTCTAAGCCGAACATGGACACGGGCAGCAGTGCGGCGATGCCGGGGGTGTAAGCGCATGACGATGGTTCACATCGAGCACGAGATCGGTCGCTACATGATCCTGTGCGAAGGCCATTCGGCGGACGAGAAATGCTGCAACTACATCACTGGCGTGATGTACGCTTTCGGTGGCTATGTAAAGAACATGGAAGCCGATGGAGAGTGCGAGGTCTATGGCTTTGAGATAGACGAGGGTGCGCCGCGCTTCCTCATCCACTGCGGCGGCGATGAGCGCATCGAGGCGGCATTTATTGCGGCCTGCATCGGGCTCAAGCAGCTTGAGGACATGAGGCCGGATGCCATTATGGTCAGTTTCGCAGAAAATTAAAAAATTTTGCTCACCCGTGGTGAGATGGAGGAAGCCGCATGTTACGCTTTAGGCGTGCGAGTGGCTTCCTCCTATTCATACGCCCGCGAGGGAGGGGCGGCGTTTTTCTTCATCTTTTCGCCGCTCTCCCCCTCCCCTGCGGGCAATGGGAAGCGCTGCACGGCCTACACGGAGGGCCGAATATCCGCGATTTGACAAGCAGGAGGGATACCATGAACCTCAAAACCACGCTTCGCGTGATCCTGAGCCTCTTTGACGGCGGCGCTGCCGCTGCGGGGGCCGCTGCCGGTGCATCGGGCGGCGCTGAGGGAGGCGTGAGCACACAGGGCGAGACCACGAATGCAAGCTCTTCTCCCACCCGGAAGGGCAAAACGGGCGAATACGCCAACGTCGTGTTCGGCAAGCAGGAGACACCTGACGATACGGGGGCCTCTTCTGGCGAGCCGAATGGCGATGGCGCGAAGATGCAGCAGCACGACGCCGGGGCTGCGGAAAAAGGCGGGGAAGACCTGAAAAAGGAGTTCCTTGACCTCGTAAACGGCAAGTACAAGGACGTCTATACTGCGGAGACGCAGCGCATCATCAACCGCAGATTCGGTGAAGAGAAGGCCAAAGACCAGAAAATCGCCGATTCGCAGCCCATTATCGACACACTGATGCGCCATTATGGCGTGTCGGACGGCGATATGAGTAAGCTTCGTGCGGCTTTTGAGGGCGATGCGGCGCTCAACAGCGTGCTCTACAACGCGGAAGCGGAGAGCATGGGCATGAGCGTGGAACAGTACCGCGAGTATGCGCGGATGCAGCAGGAAAACGAAGCGCTCAAACGTCAGGAAGAAGACAGACAGCGCCAGCAGAAAGCCGACGAGACATATAACGACTGGATCCGTCAGGCGAGCGAGCTGGCCGGCACGGCGGACGCGCCGGGTGAGTACCCTGATTTCGACCTCAAGCGCGAAGTCGCGGAGAATCCTCGCTTCATCGCGATGCTGCGCGCTGGCGTTCCTGTAAAAGACGCTTACGAGGTATCCCATTTAGGCGACATTCAGGCTCGCAGTGCGGCGAAAGCTGCGGCAGAGATGGAAAAGCGCGTGATGGACAACGTCCGCGCGAAAGGAATGCGCCCAAACGAGAACGGAACCACTTCCCAGCCGGGGGTCATTGTCAAGAGTGACCCGAGCAAATTCACGAAGGCCGACCGCGCAGAGATCGCAAGGCGCGTTCGGCGCGGCGAGCGCATCGTATTCTGATGCCCGCCTAAATTTACCGACTGCAAGAAGGGAGACAAAACTCTATGAAGAAGTTCAAAGACATTTTCATTCTGCCCGTCATTCTGAGCCTGTTTGAGGGCCAGACGAACGTGACGACCGATGCCGGTCTCTCGGGCGAGATGAAGACCTACTACTGCGACACCCTGATTGACAACGCCGAACCCGAGCTGGTGCATGACCGCTTCGCGCAGAAGCGAAACATCCCCAAGGGCAAGGGCAAGGAGATCGAGTTCCGCAAGTATGATCCGCTGCCCAAGGCATTGACGCCCATCACCGAAGGCGTTACGCCCAAGGGCCGCAAGCTGTCCATGACCACGCTGACCGCGCAGGTCGACCAGTACGGCGACTTCGTCGAGATTTCCGATATTCTCGACCTGACCGCCATCGACAACAACCTGCAGGAAGCGACGGTGCTGCTCGGCTCTCAGGCGGGCCGCACGCTCGACACCATCACCCGCGAGGTCATCAACGGCGGCTCTAACGTCCAGTACGGCGAGGGTCAGGTGACGGGCCGCCATCTGCTCGTTGGCGGCGAGGCCACGGGCAACCACTATTTCACGGTTCGCGCCGTCCGCAAGGCGGTTCGCTTCCTGAAAACCATGAACGCTCCGCGCTATGAGGGCTCCTACTGGGCCATCATTCACCCTGACTGTTCCTACGACATTCAGGATGACCCTGACTGGAAGCGCCCGCACGAGTACAAGGACACCAGCAACATTTATGACGACGAGATCGGCAAGATCGCGGGCGTCCGCTTCATCGAGACGACCGAAGCGAAGGTGTTCCATGCGGACGACCTGACCGAGGCCGCACGCGACCTGACCGTCAAGAGCGCATCCGGCAAGGTCCTGACCGTAAACGAGGCCATCACCACTGCCGACGCCGCAAAGCTGGCTGGCCGTGAAGTCGTCATCGATGGTGCGCTCCTTGAGATCGAGAGCGCCTCGGCCGCGGCTGCTGGCAGCGCGACGATCACGCTGAAAGAAGCGCCTGCTACCACCCCGACGGCGTCGACCGCCATCTATCCGGGCGAAGCCGGTGCGAAGGGCCGCAACGTCTACTCCACCCTCATCATGGGCGCGGAGGCTTACGGCACGACCGAACTGACCGGCGGCGGTCTTGAGCACATCGTCAAGCCGCTCGGCTCTGCCGGTACGGCTGACCCGCTGAACCAGCGTGCAACTGTCGGCTGGAAGGCAACCAAGGTCGCCGAACGTCTGGTTGAGGCGTATATGATTCGCGTGGAAACGACTTCCACGTTCGATGAGACCCCGCTGACCTAACCACCAAGGGGACGGCTGTGAACGCCGCCCCCGACACTGAAACGGAGGAAAGACCGATGAGCGAAGCAAAGAACGCCGTTGCGGCTGTGAACGCCGCCCCCGCGGGCGAGGAGTACGTCAGCGTCCGCCTGTTCAAGGACAGCGGCAAGTACAAGGATGACCTGCTGGTGTGCGTGAACGGCGAAAGCTGCCTGATTCAGCGCGGCGTGACCGTGCAGGTCAAAAGAAAGTTCCTGTGGGCCATTCAGAACCAGATGAGACAGGATGCCTCGACCGCGAATCTCATCCAGACGATGAGCAGCGACTACGTTGAGAGCGCGAAGGCCCACAACGCGTAAGTGAATACGACCGCGAGACACGAAAAATGAGTTGCGACACGGCGCAGCAAGGGACGAAAAAGTCGCTCTTGCTGCGCCGTTTTCATAAGAGAGGTGACAACATGGTTATTGAAAATGCTTACGCGCTCGAAGAAATCAAGCTCGGGCGCAGGGGCGAGAATCAGGCACGCAAGGTCGTCTTTGACGTGCTGGAAAAGTGGCGCGAGGGCTATGGCGAGGGCGTGGCGAGCCTGATTGTGCAACGAAACGGTGATGCGCAGCCGTATCCCGTGACGGTGACGGAAGAGGACGGCGCGCTCGTGTGGCGGGTATCGAGCGTTGATACGGCGGTGGCCGGTGAGGGCGCGGCAGAGCTGCGCTATACCGTGGGCGATACCATTGTGAAGAGCCAGATATATAAAACACGCGTGCGCGAAACGCTGGAAGACAGCGGCGAGACACCGCCTCCGGCCTATCAAAGCTGGGTCGATGAGGTTTTGCAGGCGGCGGCGGATGCGGAGACGGCGGTATCCAAGATGCCATACGTCGACGAGACCACGGGCAACTGGTTCAAGTGGGATGCGGCGGCGGGAGCCTTTGCCGATACCGGCGTTCCTGCGACGGGCCCGCAGGGAGAAGTTGGCCCGAAGGGTGATACCGGCGAGCAGGGCCCGAAGGGTGATACCGGCGCAACCGGCCCCAAGGGCGACACGGGCGCAACCGGCGCACAGGGCCCAAAAGGCGAGAAGGGCGATACCGGCGCAACGGGTCCGCAGGGCCCCAAAGGTGAAACCGGCCCGCGCGGCCCGCAGGGGGAGCAGGGCATTCAAGGCGAGACCGGCCCCGCTGGCCCGCAGGGTGCAAAGGGAGACAAGGGCGATGCCTTTACCTATTCCGACTTTACGGCGGCGCAGCTCACCGCGCTGAAAGGCGACAAGGGCGATACCGGCCCCCAAGGAGAGAAAGGTGACATCGGCGCGACCGGACCGACCGGCCCCGAAGGTCCGCGCGGCCCGCAGGGCGAACAGGGCCCGCAGGGACAGACCGGCCCGCAAGGCGAACAGGGCCCCGCAGGCCCCAAGGGGGAGACCGGCAGCGGCTTCAAGGTGCTGGGCTACTACGCGAGCAAGGCGGCGCTGGACGCGGCCAAGAAAGCGACGGCAGCGGCGGGCGACGCCTACGGCGTGGGCGCGGCACAGCCGTATGATATCTACATTTTCGACGGCATTACCGGCGAATTTATCAACAACGGCCCCTTGCAGGGCGCGAAGGGTGACACGGGGCCCGAGGGTCCGCAGGGTCCGAAAGGCGATCCCGGCGAGACCGGCCCTCAAGGCCCTGCCGGTGCGGATGGAGCCCCGGGCAAGGATGGTGCGAAAGGCGCAGACGGTGCCGCCGGCAAGGACGGCGTGACGTTCACGCCGAGCATGAGCGACGACGGCGACCTGTCGTGGACGAACGACGGCGGCAAGGCGAATCCGCAGACCGTGAACCTCAAGGGCCCGAAGGGCGACACGGGCGCACGGGGGCCTGCCGGTGCTGACGGCGCGAAGGGAGATACCGGCCCAGAGGGCGCGGACGGGAAGACGCCCGTGAAGGGCACGGATTACTTTACGGACGCGGACAAAAAAGAGATGGCCAATGCAGCGGCAGAAAGCGTCGCCTCCATCTACGACCCGCAGGGCAAGCGTACGGACATCTACAAGTACGTTGATGACGCTATTGGTAAGATTCCCACGCCGGATGTGTCCGCGCAAATCAAAGCACACAATGAGAGCACGACGGCGCACCCCGACATTCGCAAAGCGGTCAACGACAAGCTCGATAAGCCCGCCAACAATACAACCGCGACGATAGGGCAGCTGCTCACTAAAACTGCGGACGGGCAGGAGTGGAAAGACCGCGAGAAAGATGTATTTGTTGTAAATATGACCACGAGCAATTGGAGTACGATTGAGCACGCAGACAAGACTTTTGAAGAAATACAGGCGGCGTATATAGCCGGGAAGGCCGTAATAGCACGTCTGTATTTTGGACCCCTTAGTAAGTCCTTTGACTGTAGAATGACAAGTTTTGCCAGAGATTCTAGCATAGGGTTTGAGGTTTTGTCTGGTAGCCAGTCACTCGAAATAAAAGTGCAGCCAGAAAACATTGCATTGAGCTGGTTTGCTGCACAGTCTCAAATTAACGCCAAAGGTATCCTCAAGGGCAACGGCTCGGGCGGGATTGTGGCGGCGACGCGCGGAAGCGACTACATCGCATCCGGCAACATCGTCAAGCAGACGCTCGTGAACGTTGAGACCACGCCGACCGAGAACTATGCCATCAACTGGGTTTTCAAGTAAGGAGGTGCGGAGATGAGCCACAAAACTATCATAGGTGGCACGCTCTATGATGTTAAAGCGGGGAAATGCCTTGTGGACGGGACAGCATATAGCATCCAAAAAGGCCGCACGCTGGTCGACGGGACGGGCGAAGATATCGTATTCTCCTCTGTTTCACCAATTTTAGATGAAAACGACTGGGCGACAATTCGTGAAGTTTCCGATGCAGGACAGGGTTCAAATTATTGGAGCATTGGCGACCGCAAGGCTATCACGCTTAACGGCACAGTTGGCCATCTTTCGCTTTCCGATTATACGACCTATGCTTTTATTATCGGATTCAATCACAATGCAAGCATCGAGGGCGAAAACCGCATTCATTTCCAATTTGCAAAGACCGCGCTCACCGGCGGTACGGGCGTTTGCCTCTGCGACAGCTCCTATAACTCGACCGTTTCGACAACCGGCTATTTCTCCATGAACAGCAGTCGAACGAACTCCGGCGGATGGGCGAGCTCGCAAATGCGTACAAACATTTGCGGGATGAGCCTCTCGAACTATTCCGGGACGATTATCGCAGTCATTCCGGCGGCGCTCCGTGCCGTCCTCAAGTCCGTTACCAAGTACACGGACAATACGGCAAACGGCGGTGGCTCGACGGCGAGCTACGTCACAGCGACGACGGATTACTTTTTCCTCCTCTCGGAGTTCGAGGTTTTCGGTAGCATCTCCTACGGAAACACGAACGAGAAGAACAAACAAGCACAGTACGCCTATTATTCCGCCGGGAACAGCAAAATTAAGCACAAGCACGACGGCACGAGTACCGCCGCTTTTTGGTGGCTCCGTTCCCCGTATGCGAGCAACTCCGGCACTTTCGTGTTTGTGAACAACGTCGGCACAATCGCCCGCTACGGCGCGCACTTTTCCATCGGCTTTGCCCCCGGCTTTTGCGTATAATTCGGAAATCGAGGCTTGCGCCCTCAATGGACGCATAGTCGTAGAGGGGGACAAACTATGGAATACATCGTCTATCGGCGCTTCAAGGCCGATGGCATCGACGGAACATTTAACCTCCGATACGGGACGCTTGTCACGGAGCGGGATGGCTTTCTCTTTTCTAAAGACGGGCGTAAAATCTGTGCCGCAACGTCTGAGAACGGATGGGAGCATTTTAGGCCGAACACGCCGGAGGGTGCGTATCGTCAAGAAATGCTGGCAGCGCTGTACCAGTGGTACGGTAAAAACGGCTGCGGCGAGGACTTTGCAGACGAGAAATGGCCGACACAGCAGAACGGTTATTGGAAAAACCGCTTGCGGACTGCGCCCACAGAGCGGTTAGAGGGAATTTGCAGACAGAAAGGACTATACATATGAGCATCTACGTAAAAGTCAACAACACTGAATACCCCGCAGAGATCAACGGCAACCCCAAAGACCGCACGTGGGGCGACCGTGACACCAAGACCATTACGCTCACGATGCCCGCCGCCGAGGTCGCGGCGCTGCTGCCCGACAACACGCCGTGGAGCATCGTGCAGCGCGAGACGGTGGACAAGCTGGACAACGACGGCAATCCCACGGGCGAGACCGAGGAGGTCGTCAACGAGTGGGACAACAGCGAGTACAGCCTGAGCGGGGCCATCACCGACCACCGCGACGGCACGGTGAGTATCAAGATGGGCAAGCCCACGGAGACCGAGAGCGCCAAAGCGACCGTCACCGCCCTTGCGGGTGAGCCGGTCACGTACGCCCGCGCGGTGGAGCTGCGCCCCATTATCGAGCAGGCGGCGGTCAGCCTGAGCGACGGCGAGGCGGCGAGCGTGCCGGAACTCATCACAGCATGGGCGTATCCCGTTGATTACGCTGAGGGCGACCGCAGGAGCTACGGCGGCAAGGTGCACAAGTGCCGTCAGGCGCATACCTCGCAGGCCGACTGGACGCCGGACAAGACGCCGAACCTCTGGGTGGTCATCGACGCTGAGCACGCGGGCACGCAGGCAGACCCCATCCCCGCAGCGCGAGGCATGGAATATGAGTACGGCAAGTATTACCTCGACGGCGAGGACGGCAAGACGTACAAGTGCGAGCGTATCGGCGAGGCCGCGGGCGGGAAGATCGTCTTGCAGTATCTGCCGCATGAGCTTGTGGGGCAGTATTTCACGGAGGTCTAATGTATGAAAATGCTGAAAGCGATCCGCGACGCGGACGCGCTGCGGCCTAACAAATTGAGCACGCCGCGCAAGGCGGAAATCCTTATGGTGCTTGAGCACCGAATCGCTGAGATGATGGGGGCGGAAGCCCCCACCCTCAAGGTGAACGTGGAGGATGACACCGCGAGCGTCGAGGACATGGAATTGCTGCTGCCGGACGGGCACAACGAGTGCTACCACCTGTATTTGGCAGCGCAGCTCGACGCCTACAATCAGGACAGCGCGCTATATGCCAATGACCATGCCATTGCCAACGAGGCGGTGGCCGATGCTATGGCGTGGTGGCGGCGCGAAAACCGCAAAGAAAGCAAGGGCAACTGGAAGGTGTGATGACAAGTGCCGACGACATTTCAGCTGGTGGAGACGACCTTCCCGAACGGTGAAGGCAAAGACACGCAGGAGCAGATCAACGGGGTCTATGACTACCTTTTCGTGCTTCTGGAACAGCTTCGGTATACGCTCTTCAATCTGGACGGGAGCAACATCAATCAGAATGCACTGAGCGAGTTTATCAAGAATATTTCCGAGCCGATCTACGCCAAGATCGAGGATACGGACAAGAATGTAAATGAAATTTCCATTACAGCGAAAGGATTAGATGCTCGACTTAGCGACGCCGAGGGGAACATTACACAGCTTGACACAACGGCAAAGGGCTTGCAGGCAAGCGTTTCAAACCTCGACGGCGCGATCACAAACATCAAGGCGGACGTGAACGGCATCCGCGCGACGGTGAGAACCAAGATCGATGCGACGCAGGCGCAGAGCATTTTTGACCAGAGCGCCCAGGGCTTCACGCTGGCCGTAACGAGCGGCGAGAACGGCACGATCTTCACGCTCAATTACAACGGTGCACAGATTGCGAGCACGGGATCCATCGACCTCTACGTGGACGCGGTGAACATCTACGGCACGCTGACGGCGCAGGAGATCGAGGGCGACACGATCACCGTGCGCAATGATGCGGGACGGCGTTGCGGGTATATCTCCACGGAGTACGCCAGCACGGCGGACTACAAAATGACGCTCGAGAGCAAGGCTATGGAGTTGAACGCGACGAGCGGAAACCTGTATCTGTCGGGGAATAACGGAAGATCAGCGCTCAATTTCGACTACGACTTCATTGATTGCCGCGGCGATTTCGCCCCGAATGCAGATAACCGGTACAATCTTGGCGCACCAAATTTTGTTTGGAGCGCGATCTATTGCAGCACGAACGAGCTGAACGGGTCTGACCGGAACATCAAAAACAGCATCGAGGCGCTGCCGGAGAAGTACGTGCGCATGTTTGAGCTCGTCGAGCCGAAGCGCTACAAGCTGAACAGCGGCACGAGTGGGCGCTTCCACACAGGCTTCATCGCGCAGGAGGTAGAGGACGCCATGCGCGCGTGCGGCATTGAATCGAAGGAATTCGCGGGCTGGGCCGCTGCCAAACGCGAGGACGGCAGCGAGACTTATTTTCTGCGGTACAGCGAATTTATCCCGATTTTGTGGGCGAAGGTACGCGAGCAGGAAGAACGGCTAAAACGATTGGAGGAATCGGCATGAATGAGAAGATCAAGCAGGAAGCAGCACACGCGATGCGCCTGATCGGCATTTTGAACGTCAACGGTGATGCCGTCGATGTGGTGGCAGCGGTGCGGCAGTCGCTTCGCAACATCGCAATGATATGCGACGGCACGGAAGCCCCGGCGGGAGAAAAAGGCGATACGCCGGACGAAGCAAAAGGAGCGGTGAAATATGAGACTGCCTGAGATTACGGCATATACGAACCGGCGCGTGCAGCAGGAGAAATTCGGCGGGATCAACCACACATTTGGCGCGGCGGGCGGCGAGCTCTACGACATGAAAAACCTGTCGGCGCGATACTTCCCGCTTCTTGCTCCCCGCGCGCGGCGCTATACCGTCCGAAAGGGTATGGGGACGGCAAACGGAATTTTCAGTGCGGGCAAGCTCTACGAGGTATACGGAACGAAGCTCTACATCAACGGCGAAGAGAAGGCGACGGTCTCAGACAGCGAAAAGACTTTCTGTGCACTGGGCGAGCGCGTGCTCATCTTCCCCGACAAGATCGTGTGCGAAAAGGACGGCACGATCAAGCCGATGGAGGCGAGCTACGCCGCGGCGGGGCTGAAATTCGGGAATGGCACGTATGCCGGCGAAAAGGCGGCGGCAAACAGCATCACGACGACCGGCGCGGCGTTCCCGTTCAACGTGGGCGACGCCGTGACGATCTCGGGCTGCACAAAGGAGACCTACAACAACCGCACGCCCATCATCCGCGAGATCAGCGAGGACAAAAAGACGCTTCGCTTTTACGAAAACACCTTCCGCCTGCCCGATGGGCAGGAAAGCATCACGGAGTCCGGAACAGTCACGCTCAAGCGCAGTATTCCCGATATGGACTTCGTCTGCACGAACGAAAACCGCGTGTGGGGATGCAAGGGCGACAGCATCTTTGCTTCGAAGCTCGGCGATCCGTACAACTGGAATGTGTTTGACGGACTATCCACGGATGCGTTCAGCGTGGAGAGCGGCACGGCGGGAGCATTCACGGCGTGCGTGAGCTACCTTGGCTACCCGTGCTTTTTCAAAGAAGACAAAATATTCAAGATGTACGGCACGATTCCGACAAACTTCCAACTCATGTCAAGTGCGGTGCTCGGCGTGATGAAGGGCAGCCACAAGAGCCTCGCCGTTGCGGGTGAAACGCTCTATTACCTTTCAAAGGTCGGCATCATGGCGTACAGCGGCGGCATGCCGCGTTGCATCTCCCGCGCGCTGGGCGACGATGTGCGCTTCTCCGACGCGGTGGGAGGAAGCGACGGCCTCAACTACTACGTGAGCCTGAAAGAGGATGGCAAGGCGGCGCTGTACTGCTACAGCAGTGAGAACGGCGTGTGGCATAAGGAAGATACTCTTGCCGTGGTGCAAATGGCCTATTCGGGCGGTATCATGGCCTTAGTGGATGGCGGGTGCGTGCTGCTTGGGAATCCAGCAGATATCCCGACCGGCGCAACGCGTGAGGGCGCTGTTATTAGCGAGGCGGAGTTTGCCGACTATGACGGCGGCTCGTTCGACGCAAAGCACGTGCAGCGCGTGCGGGCGCGGCTGGAATGCGAGAAGGGCGCAACGGTCGTGTTCCTTGTCAAGTTCGACGGCGGTGCGTGGGAAGAAGTCGACCGCTGCGGGGCGCAGGAGAAAGACGTTTTCACGCTCAACTGCCCGATCCGCCGCTGCGACCACTTTAGATTAAAAATCAAAGCCACAGGAGAATACCGGCTCTATGCGCTCGAGTACGAATACGTGACGGGCGGCAGAAAGTGAGGGGACAATGGCAGACAATTTCAAACACAAGAATACAGACCTGACGCTCATAAACGATTCGGGCGACCTTGATCTCATCCGGCAGTATACCGAAGCCTACAACAAGGCATATGCCGAGGGAGACAAGGCGGGCCAGCAGGCGGCGCACGACGCGGCGGAGAAAATTCGTGCGAAGTACGACTATTCCGGCGGCGTGGACGGCAGCGAGTACATCAAACTCGGCACGGGCGCGAGCCCTGCAAAGGCTGACACGAGCTGGCTCGATAAGCTGGGCGACAGCAACTACAACTACGATCAGAGCGGACAGATCAGCGCAAAGCTCGACGCGCTGCTGAATCGCACGCCGTTTTCCTACGACGCTGCGAGCGACCCGCTCTATCAGCAGTATCGCAAGCAGTACACGCGCGAGGCAGACCGCAGCGCTGAGGATGTGCTCGGCAAGGCGGCAGTGATGACGGGCGGGATGCCGTCCACGGCGGCGGTGGCAGCGAGCCAGCAGGCGAGCGACTACCAGATGAGCCAGATGACGGACAAGATTCCCGAATTACAGCAGCTTGCCTATAGCATGTATCAGAACGGCTTGAATGCTGACCGCGCCGACCTGAATACGCTCATCGGCCTTGAGGACAACAACTACAACCGCTGGTTGGCTGACCGCAACTACCTCTACCAGCTTGCACGCGATCAGGTGGGCGACCAGCAGACGGCGGATGCGCTGGCGTATCAGAAGCAGCAGGACAAGCTCAACTATGACTACCAGAAGGAACGCGACGCCATCGAGGATGCACGCTATAATGCGGAATGGCAGTATAAATTGCAGCAGGCCGCGCAGCAGGCCGCGAGAAGAAATACCCGCGTCAGCACCACGCCTACGGGCGGCGGCGAGGCGGATTATGATGGCTTGTTCGCAGCGGCGCAGGCAAGCGGCTATCCCAAGAGCTTTATCTCCAACAACTATAAGAAGTACGGCTTTTCCTCTTCAAGCAGTTTGTATGACGATTATGAGAGCTGGCTCGAGGGGCAGGGCGGCGGCAGCGGAAGCGGCAGCAGCGGCAAGACACTGCCGCAGGGTCAGTTTATTGCTCTACTGAGCGGATTCAACACGTCGCTGAAAAACGGTGAAGGCGAGCGTATCCTTTCGACGCTCGACAAGGCATGGCCGCTGATGACGAGTGATCAGAAGGCAGAAATGCAGAAGCTGCTGACGCAGTACGGCTATTCCTACGAGGAGGGCTAAATGGGACGATTAGTAAAAGCGAATCCGGAAGTGGAAGCGAGCAAGGGCCAGACGACGGTTGTTGGAACCGGCACGCACGGCAGGCTTGTGAGAACGGGGGATGTGCAGCGCACATCCCCTACGGGCAATGTGGTGCAGAAGAAGCCGACAGTGCAACCGAGCAAGGCGGCAACGATTCCCACAAAGGCGAGCAGCCCCATGTTCCGCACGCGGCAGAATGTCGTTACACCAAAAAATCAAAGCGCCCTTGCGCAGAATCTTGCGCAGGGGGCCTTACAGAAGAAGGACGCGAAGAACTACCAGAGCAAAGAAGCGTTCGAACAGCACGTGCAGGAGGTAAAAGCCCCCACGGTCGCGCAGCGCGTCGGCGATACCGTCAAGGGCGCGGCGAAAACCTATGGCGCGGGGCTCGTCAACCTTGCTGGTATGGCGCAGACCGGCAGCGGATTGCAGCGACGCGAGGAAGCAAACACCGAAATTGCCCTGTGGGATCAGGATATCAAGGCACAGCGGGACGTTCTTGCAGACCCTATGAGCACCGAAAGCGAGCGCGACAC